GAGACACCAGTCCGGTGTCCCATCCTCCAAACAATGCTGCTATTCCGGAGCCAACCGCTCCGATCATTGTACATATAAACTGTTTCATATTGTCCTCCTTATTATGTAATTGCTACCCATTTCACCGATGTATCTCCATTGTCTGTTCTTGTAACATAGAGATCAAAACCTGTCGTTGTAATATTAGTTGCTGAACATCCCTTAAATACTGTTCCCGGAACAGCAGTCAACGGATCAAGTAATACAGCCGGTACCTTTGGCAGTGTTTCTTGGAACTTTACATGTGTTGCTGTCGGTTTATTGGCTACTGCTGCACAAATTTCAGTTCCTGTCGTTATTGTATGACCATTAAAACTGCCCGCCTGTACGTCTCCTTTTTCTGTGACTACCATAGCATTTGATCTTGCGCTTGAGGTTCCGTTACCGACAATAAGAAGTGCTCCATCCACATCCTCATTATATCTTCCTACAACAGTCTGTGAATTTCCGATTGCATAATTTCCTGTTCCTCCAGCATGTGAGTTTTCTCCACTTGCTGTATTACCATAACCTTCTACATGAGAATTTTCTCCGCTTGCTGTATTACCATAACCTTCTACATGAGAATTTTTACCTTCTGCAATATTGCAGTTTCCCTCAGCATGAGAATTTTCTCCGCTTGCTGTGTTATTGTTACCTTCCACATGAGAATTTTCTCCGCTTGCTGTATTGATACTTCCCTCTGCGTGTGAATAGGAAGCATTAACAATATTACAACTACCTTCCACATGCGAATCATAACAACTATTTATAGTATTATTACCGCCTTCTGCATGAGATTCTGTTCCGCTTACAGTATTATCACCGCCTTCTGCATGAGACCAAGCTCCGCTTACAGTATTGCTGTAACCTTCTGCATAAGAACACCAACCGCTTGCAATATTATCCAGACCTTCTGCAATTGAATATGCTCCAACACTACTGCCATCCAATCTGGTACCGATCGTATAAAAAGGCGCATTTGTTTTGTTTCCATCAGAATCAACTACATCTTTGGCATACCCGATATGGAAAACTAATTGATCATAATCATAAAAATGGAAACCATATGAATTAATTTTTGAGTGCAGTCCACTCTCTTCGCCAATCCTAGTTTCTTCTCCAAAACTTGCAACAGAGATATCATTTTCATAAATCTGAATACTCTCATTGCAGATCTCCAATACCTTTTCAGATGCAGAATCTCCCAGTCTGAGAGAGCCATCATTGAATGTAATGTAATCCATATGCTTATCCGTATTTGCATCTTTTGTATTGAGTATCTTATCCAGATTTGATGTAACACCTGTTATATTCTTTATAATGTCCCCTATATTCTGCTTACCAAGTTTCATTTCATCTGCCGATATGGCAAGGTGAGTATTCCCCTGTGCATCTATATAAAACATAATAAAGTTCTCGGAATCACCTATGTTAAGCTGTCCATCGTTCCCAAGAAACATTCCCATTGAAACATTATCAAGAGCTTCTTTTGTACCGGAATACAGACCACTATCGGTTATATGCCAGCCGCCAATAGTTGCTCCAAAGGCAACCAAATCTTCAACCGCTATCTTAGTTGCCGTAATAGACTTAGCTCTGATCACACCACCATCAAGGCTGTTGTAGTCTGTCTGCTCTTTCTCTACAGTTTTCCCATCTGTATTGAGCTTATAATACAGACCATCCTCACCTTTGATAACAAGCTTATCCGCTATGACTGTACCACCTTTGATACTGTCACCTAAGATTGTCACACCAACAAGGGTTCCGGTTATCTGCTGATCTCCGACAACAACATTCTCGATCAATCCGGATTTTGCAAAAAACTGTTCCAATGCCGCTTTTCCAATGTTTGAAAAGTCTATCTTTGCATATTTGATGTCTGCATCCGTCACATTGAGCTTATCAGTCTTTAATTTTTTGATATCCCCCTCTGCCGCCTGCAGTTTCTCAATTGCTGCGTATTTTATATCTGCCTGTGTCACATCTAACTTATCTACATACAAACGTCTATATACCTGCTGAACATAGTTCTCAGTTGGGCTGACAAATGTTGCCTCACTGAGCTCTGTGCTACCATACGAGCCTATATCTGTTGTAAGGCCACCATCAAAACTGAAATTAAGGCTCATAATCGGAACATCATATACTTTCCCAGCTTTATCTGATACTTGAACAATATCTCCAAGGTCAAGGCACATATCTCCGGCAAAACTGCAGGTCACCGGGTGATAGCTCATATCTTTCAATGCCGTATACAAACTATCAAGGATCTCCTGTGTCATCAGAAAGTTGCTTGTTGCTATTCCGGTTGTTCCATCTCCGGCTTTAAGTGTACTGTTCTCATCTACAGCACATGAGATATAGCCAACCTGAAACAGATTCTCCTGCACAACAACATCATCAAATGATCTATCAAGATCTATCAAATAATCTACCGGAGTGTACCATCTAAAATCCAGTACACCATCCCTATCAAATGTTGCAAATTTTCCTGCAAGCCCGGCTATAAATCCAGCTGCCTGCCGGTATGTATAACCGTCAAAGTTCTTTTGTATGCTGATTCCAGACGGAGCATTCTTCATAGTGATACCTGTCATGGAACTTATCTCTTTACACACGTCTGACACATCACATGGATATGTGAGTTTTGACAAATAATATCCAGACATTCTATAAGCCATCCGGTCATAGGCTGTGAATGTGATCCGGTCATCATCTACAGACGGTTTCTGTGCCATGAAGTATCCCATTTTGACATACTCAATACTTTCATCATCAAGCATAAGCCCAAGCTCAAAAAGAAACTCTCTACCTGTAAGGCTGATATCCGGCTGGATCATTGTGATATCAAGCTGTGTGGAACTGGCGCACCCTATTTCTAAGGTGCTTGTTCCAGTTCCAGCTATACACTTCATATCACAACTGACAAATCCGGATTCGATCACAGTATCATCAAGCGTCATACGAGCTCTGAATGTTCTGCCATCTCCTGCCATTCTATTTTTTAAGTCTTCTGATACATTTATGTACAATCTGTAACCTCCTACTTCTCGATCAGGTCAACTCCTACACCTGTATATCTGTATGATCCGTTTCGCACATCATACACAGGATAAGTCGGAGTGCCTGCATACATCTTTTTAGTTACATACTTCTTTGTTCGTGGATCCTTGAATTTGACATCAAAAAAAGAATCATAGATTGCACTTTCGATGAGTGCTATCTGTGATTCTGTGAGATAGTTCCACTTAATCTTCAACGTCATTTTTCTTGCCACTATGTCACCGAACATTTCTCCGTTTGAGGTTCGCCCGGTGTTCTTGCTCCAGATCTTCTCCGGAGCATAAGTGAGACCACCATTGATCGCAGGATCTGGCATGTCTACTCCATTTATTACAAGCTCTGCCACAGTCTCACTCCTTTCTATACCAGTAGCGGATTCTTGCCTGTCTGTATGGTCCTGTCATTGATATCCTTTACAACAACATCTGTCACTTCTTTTCCACCAACATATACATTGATCACAGGAGATGATCCACCTGATCTGCCACTACTGCTGTTTGCAGCCGTAACTGCTCTGTATACACCAGCTTCGATACCTTCGACAATCTGTGCATTATTTGCTACCGCTGTCTTACCGTTGCTGAACTTACCAACAAGCTCCCCGTGGTTCGCCATGAAGAGACCATCCTCCGGAAAACCACCAGTTGCATAAGCCGGTGTAAAACTATATACACCATTCATGGCTCCCTTGAGCGGATCTGGACCACTTCTTACTGCTAGTTTTATTGCGTTTTTTGACATTCCAGCATATATTTGTTTTGACACATTCTGTCCAATGCTTTGCAAGGTTGAATCACTCTGTGTTGTCACATTATACAAAACAGTCTTTCCTGTAAAATAACTCTTCATTGAGTTGCTTGTAGATTCAACCGTTTTTGCCGATCCGCCAACGCCATTAACTGCTGTATAGGTACCATATGTAACATTCTTGCCTGTCCAAGCTGCTTTATTTTTTGTTGCTGCATTCTTTATTTTATCTTTTTTTGTTGTATTAATCTTATATGATACTGTTTTGCCCTTCCATGATGCAGTATAGCTGTTTGCAACCTTTGCAAATGCTTTCGATGTCGGCATATTCCTGCCATTCGCCTGCGTTATGGCATCAAAATAAGCTTTCTTACCATTAAAACTGCTATTAAAAACATTTGATATCCGTTTGATCTGCTTTCCATTTGAATCCGCCACTCCGTTTGTTGTTGTCTTTACATCAACTACTGGACTCCGATCTGGTGTCGCATCTAAAAGGCTCTTTTTCATCCCCTTAAATTCTGGATCAGATACTCCATTGACTGTAGTTTCAACATTAAGTTTTACATTACTTTTGAATTCCTTTCCTATAAGAGTACCAGTTCTTGATCCATCACTAAGTTCGCCATCATCGTTCATATCAATATGCTGACCGGTAAGTGCATTTCCAAGAGTCTCTACTATTCCGTCTGCCCAACTTTGCACTGAATCAAAATTGTTATACAATGTATTACCAATTTTAAATCCAAGTGATGCAACTCCAACACAAATTGCAGCTTGAGGATTTCCTGTTATCATTAACGCCCCTAAAGCTGTACTTAATGTTGAAATAACAGTATTGCCAAAAGTCGGCTCATTTATTGTAGAAATATTAACTCCTATTCCACTCACAAGAAGTGTAGCTCCCGCTAACTTCTTTGTCGCTGCGCCTAATATTCCACTTCCAACAGTGTTGCCTGCAGCCGTTACCGCTGTTGTTGTAGCATTTGCAGCAACAGCATTCTTTACAACTTCAGCTAACATACCTGATAATTTGCTAATAAGTTGTGCTGTTCCAATGCTCAGAGTTAATGCTGTCAAAGCAACAGTAATTGCCTTTGAAACATTAACTTTGTCTTTTCCATCAAATAACCACGCAGCAAAGGAATCTGACCACTCTTGTACTTTAGGAATATGATCATATAATGCATTTCCTATTTTAAATCCTACAATAGCCGTTATTACAGATAAACCAATCGTTGTTGAAACAGAAACCGATTCCTTTCCAATTCCAAGTGCAATCTGCTTATCAAGAAGACCTTTAAGTGCTCCTGCAACAAGTTGTTTTCCACCATACTTCCAAAGAAAAGCTCCTATCAGTATTGATACCGTATCAAGATTTAATTCCGTCAGGAAATCCAGACCACCTTTCAGAATTGTACTCCATGATATACCAGTCAATGCACTTTTTATTGCTGTTTTTAGACCTCCTACCCAAGCATTCAGTGCTGATGCTGCCTTCTTCCAATCAAAATTCTTAAAAAAGTTATTGATCGCTGTAGCAATAGATGTTCCAAAATTTGACCAGTCGAAAGTTGTTCCAAAGCTATCAAGAAAACTTAATGCAGTATTCAATGCGCCTGCGATCGTAGTTCCAAGGTCTCCGAAAAGCGTTGGTGTAATAAGCCCATTCAAAAAAGTTGCAAGATTTGTTCCAAATGCGCCTGCCTTAGCATATACACTATTCCAATCGATTGATTCTAATGCAGAACATAACTTGTTACTGATAGCGGTACCAACAGCTCCCCAGTCACTATCCTTTATAGCATCTGCAAGACTACTTGATATATCAACCTTTGTAGTTTCCCAGTTGCCTGTATTTAACGATCCAGAGCCATCTCCAGATCCGGAACTTCCGCTGTTATCTTCAAGCTTTGTGATCTCATCAAATCCAAGAAGCACATTCTTAAGTGCCTGTGCACTCTTTGTAGACTTGTCGAGACTTGCCGAATAATCTTTCTGTGTATATACAGCTTTTTCAAATGTCGTCTGACCTGTAAGATATGCAAAGAACTCTGCCAGCTTATTGAATGCATCAGCTACTGTATTTACAATACTTGTAAGTATCGGTGTTATATAGCTGAGTAGAGGCTGAAATGCAGACAATATACTACTTTTCAGGTATGTAAACGATGATGCCAGTAAGGACAGATCACTATTTACAACCCTTGACTGCTTTGCAAAACTCTGCAGGTTCTCGCCCATATCTCCAATCAACTGCATTAACAGCATAGAAAGTACCATGGACTTGACCATTCTTGTAGTCTGCGACATTCTTGATCCTAAATCAGATATCCTCGATCCAAACTTCCGTGCGTGGGGCTCTCCGTTCTGGAACTTATGAATAAGAGATGCAGTTGCATTACCGATATTTTTTACTGTTGATGCCAGTCTGCCAAAGAATCCGGTAGAAGATTTTCTTGCAGTATTCTGTAATGCTTCTCCAAGTTGAGTGATCTTCTCTTTTGCACCCTGAACAGATTCTTTTGTATGCTGCATTTTCGCCTTTAAAATCTCCTGCTGTCCGCTTAATGTTGCCGACTGTGAAGATGCAGTATTATATGCATTCTGCAATGATCTGAGTTTGTTCTCCTGCTGTGTGATTACAGAGTTCAATCTCTGCATACCCTGTGCACTTCCAAACGTCCTACTCTTAGCACTTACACCTTCCATAGCAGTTTCAAGCCGTTCCAACTTGCTCCAAGCGTCTTCACTAGATGCATCAAGCTCATCCATCTTCTTGATGATCGCATCCATAGACATAAATGATTTTCCAACATCTACAATCTCATATGGGGACTGTTCCAGTCGTTTTTTTGCAGCATCAAGTTCATTGAATGATATCTTATTCTCCTCAAGTGTAGTCCTGAGCCTTTTCATCTCTTCATTGATGCTGTCATTTATATTCATCTCAGACATTACAGAAGACATTGTTTCATAGTCTTTTTTAAGACCATCAAGGCTTGCCTGCTGCGACTTTATCTCACTTTCAGTTTTCTGAAGCTTCTGTGAAGATAGATCATACTTCTGATTAATAACATCCAGCTTGATCTGCTGTTCATTTAATGTATTAAGCAACTTCTGAAGCTTTGCCTGTTCTGAATCAAGTGCTTTCTGTGTTGGATTCTGTGATGATTCTCCTGCACTACGAGATGATACGCCAGATGCCTGTGCAGTACCGGTATTTCTATTAAATGTCGGTCGTGCTTTCCCCACTTCCAGCATCTTATCTTTTACCTTCTGCCATCCCTGGACCATCTTTGTAGTCTCAGACATACTCTGTTTAGATGTCTTCTGTGTATCTGCTGCTGTCTGCGAGATAACACGATTTGCGCTGCCTACTGTCTTTGTCAGATCAGACATTCTCTTATTGTATGTCTCACTCTGATTCACAAGTGACCGGATATCTTTTGACATGTCCTTGATCGGCTGTGTGATCTCATCCATGGCACTTGCTATATCTAAAGTCTGCGCTTCCGTACCTTTCAAGGATTCAGTGATCTCTGACAAAGCCCTTTTCAAGTTATTTGTATCTGCTGTAAACTTGACGGATATTTCTTCTATAGTCATATTCTGTCCCACCTCCTTTCTTTCTTATTTCTTTATTATTTGTGGCTCCTAGCCGCATATCTGTACATAAGTGCCTTATACTTTTCAAGCTCTGCCTGCTTCTTTTCTTCCTCGTTCCAGTATGGGAATACATCTGATACATTGATATCTCCGTCATTCTTCCATACCCACATAGATATAAGCTCCGCCTGTCGGAATGCAATATTTGCATCATGCTGGTGTATCCTGCGTTCACGCTCGTTGTAGACCTTTATCATATCCACAAGCTCGCCCCAGGTATAATCTAGAGCCTCAAAGAAACCGACACCTGCGATCCTGGCTTCAAACAGAAGTTTATCAACATCATAAGGGAGTATTCTCTGCCTCTGTCTTCACTTCGTCTCCTGCTGCCGGGATCATTCCATTCTCTTCCTGAATCCTTTTTACATTCTCTTCCAGATTGTCGAACATAGTCTTATAGGTTGCATTGATACTGTTCATGACACTGTTTGCCTGATCTTTTTTGATAATGCCTGAATTAACAGCAATATCTGTAAGAACCTTTGCAAAGTCCTCCGCTCCGTTTCTACCGTTCTCGACAAGCAGATCATAGAACTGCTCTCCATCCGTGATCTCATTGTCATTGTCCTTGTAATTCAATGCTGCATCTAAGATATCAACTGCTCTGTCGATATCATCCACTGCACTCATAAGCGTTGCCAGCATGTTCTCATCGTACTTCTCTTTAAGTTTTTTCTGACCACCTGCTGTAAGTCTCAAATGAAATTTCTTGTCTACTCCATCCACCTTGAGTTTGATCTCTAATGTCTTCATTGTTTACCTCCTGAAAAAAGCAGGGAGAAAAAACTCCCTGCCTGTAATACTTTATTCTTTCAACTGAATTTTAGGCTGCCGGGTTTGTTGTCTCCCATTCGCCCTGAAGGTTTACGATTGCTTTTGCTTTTACAAGCTGATTTACTTCTGCACCTGTAACCGTGGTTGTAACATATCCCTTGTTCTTGAAAACGGTATTGTCTGGGAATGTAACCTCAACATCAACGATTGCCCCAGCCTTTTCAAGAGCTTTCAGTACACGATAATCTGAGGTAGATGCTGTATTATCGTAGAGATATTCAACCTCCCAGCTATCATTCTCCTGAACACCCGGTACACTCTTCTTTGACTTGTCCTTGAAACATGTAGCTTCCAGTGCTGACGGTGCACCTCCGATATCTCCGATCTTTGTTGCATAATTAAGGGCCGTTGTTCCAATCTTGATATCAAGACCGATAGAAGCAAGCCCCTGTTTTGGTGTATCTGCCATATTTTTATACCATCCTTTCTACTTATGAACTTATAAGTCTGTTGTTTCTTGTATCTACTTTGCTGCTATATCTGAGAGTCTTTTTATAGTATCCACTGGCATCTATGATATCTGAATCCGGGCTTTCATAATCCCTGTTGAATCCAAGATCTATCATTTTTTCATCGACCAAAAGTGTTATATCTATGCATTCGTCAAAGTTATCCGTCCATACATCTATCTGGAAACTTAAATTATCAATAACACTATGCATACCAGAACCGGTATTGCTGATCTGAAAGAATGTGATAAGTGGAACTCCATTAATGGACTTCGGATAGTTCATTTTGACAGTTAGTCCGTCATACTCTATGCTTTCAAGCAGCTCTCTGATCTGTATTCTTGCATCTATCATCTGTTAATCTTACTCTCCATTCTTACTACTGTTTTCAGCGTTTCAACGATATGATCCTCATTATTCTTCATAGCTGGATAAAGGAATGGCTGTGGTGCCTGTCCTCTTGTGAGATAACCAATGACCTCACCATCTTCCTTTATAGGGATAAAGTGATACTTCTCAGCCGTACTTTTATCTATCTTTCCAACCGGTATCATCCATGGTGTCTGCCGGTATGCAAGATCAATTCCATCAATCTTAAGCCCAGCAGCCTGTCCGACAGGACCGGTACCAAATTCCACATATGCTGCATAATTTGCATTGTTATAAACTTCTCCGGCTATCTTACCATCAGCTTCTGTAGTTCGGGTTTGTATCTTTTCTCTAAGATAACCACCATCAACAGGGGCAAGTGCCTTGGCTTCTCCAGCTATGCGGTTTGCTTCCTGCTCTACAATCTGCTTCACATTGCCATCAATGCCGTTTACAAATGCGTCAAAATCATTTACCAGCTTATCCAGACCTTTGATATCCATGTGCATATCTACTTCACCCTTTCTATGATCACAAGGCGGTAAGAAGGATAAGGCTTAATAGATTCCACATTGTACATGTTGTCGCCCACCTTCACCCTATCCTTTTCTTTCAGACTGATATTATCATCAAACACACAGCCCTGAAGCATCTCATTGACACGCTCGCCATACTCGGCAACCTCTACCTCTGATGAAATAGGGCTCCATAGAATTCCTTCAAGAATTTCAGACGGCTCTGTCTCATATTTATATGTTTCATTGCCATATCTACCTTCCTGAACGGAGTACCTGTAAATACCACTATTCTGTCGCTTCTGTGCTATCTTTCTTCTTATGCTTGACATATACCCTTCTGTACCTTTTGAGACTATTAAGCACACTGTCGATCTGTACATCGAAGCTGTCACTTGTGAGATATGTAGTATTCTCTGATACAACGCCCTCGGAATAGCTCTCAGACTTTACATGCTTGTCTGTCTCATCCTTTTCATATAATATAGCTGCGATCTCAACAGCTTTTGAAGTAAAAGCATCATTAAACTGCTCAACATTCAAGAACAGATTAATGATGTCCTTTGCCTCTTCCAGATAGTCGTTCAATGTATCCGTATCTATCTGTTTTTCAGATCCTATCTTTCTACCAAGTCTCGCCAGTGCATCCATTATTATGTCACCTCTCAGTCGGCTGTCTTTGTGGCTGCCTTTGTTTTCTTCTGAGGCTTTGGCTCTTTCTCTGCCTCGGCATCCTCCACCGGCTCATCCTCTGCCGGTGCCACGCTGACCGGCTCATCCTCTATAACAAAGGTCTTTATATCCTTGCGGCAATGCTCTACAACACGCTCATTCCGACACGTGAAGCTGTGCCCTGTGATAATGTTCTTTATAATAGCCATATCTACCCTCCTATTTCTTATTGACTGTGAGTGTTGCAAGGGCATTCTTCTGAAATACCTTTGCACCGCAAAGATGCAGACCTTTGACAGCATCTGAGAAGTTGCTCTCTGGTCTGTAACCCTCTGTCTCGGTGATCTGTTCGGCGAATGTTGCACCAGCATTCGTACCGGCAAGGATCTTGTACTTTGCGCCTTCTGTATTCGGCACATTGTTTGATACATAGATCTGGAAGCCTGCTGCAGCTCCGATATGTCCACCCTGAAGGATAGCCATATTGACATCTGTACCATTTCCAACGAATCTTGAATCTTTCTGTAAAAGTCCATGATAGAATGGTGGTACAACTACCCACCGACCTACAAGTGGCACATTCTTCTCTGTGAGCTCTGTTCCCAGATCCACAAGCAAGTCATATGCATCATCCTTGGTCGGAACAACTGGAGATTCGTCACTTCCGATTGCTCCGGCTGCACCTGCTACCATGATTCCTGCAAGCAGTGAATCGATCGTATCATTCAAGGAATAGGCTGCTCTTGCCATAGCCTCGTTCATGAGCTTAGGATTTGTCTGAGCGTTGTCCACATCCTTGATAGCAAAATTGAAGTAATTAGCCTGATCAATCGTAAGTGTGTCCTGCTCACCTGTAAGCTCATCTGGTGCAGCAATGTTTGCTCCTGTGTACTTCTTAATTGTGATATCACCAATCTGGTTAACCTTTACGGTATCACCATACTGCTTGATCTCACCCTCATAGTCTCTGTTGACAAGTCTTGCATATACATGCACATTGTCAAGGTGTGCAAGAAGTCTTGCACTCCAAATCTGTGGAATAAAATTCTTTACTGACATATTTCATCGTCCTTTCTGTTTATTATTTGCTCTGTTTGAGGACTTTCTGCACCTCATCCCAGTTCGCATTGATCTCTTCCATGCTCATAGCCTTAATACCATCCATAGTAAGCTTTGCTGCCTGGTTCTTATCTTTTGGTGCTGTTCCTCTCATTTTGTCGCTTACAGAATCCGCAACGGCTGTTCTGAAAGATGCTTCAAACTTATCAATCTTATCCGCTGTTTCTTCTGCTGTGCTTCCGGTCAGAACTTCAGCAAACGAAGCGTCCAGTCCTCTCTTCATCAGCTCCTTGCCTGTTGCAAGTACAAGCTGCTGTCTTTCAAATGCTTTCTTCTCAGCATCAAAGGCGGCCTTATCCTTATCAAACTGATACTTTGCTCTCTGATCCGCCGTCATCTTTTCCAGCTTCTTAGCCTCGTCAAGGTTTTCAAGAGCTTCCTTGTCCCACTTTGCCTTAGCTGTCGTAAGTGCCTGTGTAACTCTTGCATCTGTTACTGACTGAACAGCCTTTTTGAACTCTGGTCTTGCCAGAATTTCCTCTGGTGTCATAGATTCCAATACAGCCTCAAGTGTTGCAGTTCCTGTCGTCCCTGCCTGATTCTGCTGTGTTCCCTGTGCCTGTGCTCCGGTCTGATCTGCTCCGGTACCCTGCTGTGTCTGTGTGTTCATGTTCTGCTGTGTTCCATCCATTTTTCTGTTTCCTTTCTCTTTGTGCCTGCCAGTTCATGCCTGCCAGTTGTTTATAGTAAATCCCCAGCAAGTTCATGCCTTACTGTTGAGGTTTTAATGTCTTTTCCTTGACATAAAAAAAGACCATGTTTTTACCATGGTCTAAATTAACTATTCTTTTTTACTCAACTATTACCCAGTCTTCAGCAAGGCAATCATTTATACTCGGCACCCACATAGAATGTGAACCATCAACACATCTGATCTGCAGATATGGATTACACTTGAATAAGTCGCCCTCACTGATTCCCCATGCTTCGGCGGTCTGCTTGTTGCATGGTATTCCATCAGGATATCCCTTCTGGAATACAACAAACATTCCCTTGCCGTTCCAGCCTTTTCTTGCAACCCTAAAGCCCTTCTTGAGCATCTCAATAGCAATTCCAAACGTCATGTTGTCACATGGTCTGTACGCCTCATCAAACTGTTTCTCCGGTGACCAGCTCTCATACCCATCTGAATACTTGACAAGATATCCCTTATCGTTTGGATCTTCGTCTACCGGTATCTGCCAGCCCCTGTAGATATTATATTCTCCTCTGGTCATCGGTTTTGCTTCAATCTGCTTTGTTCCTACATACTTCTTCATTCTTATATCCTCCTATTTTTCTTCAACATTGTTAATTATTATTTACATATTTCCTATACCATCTGGCATAGCTCATGTTAAAAGGAACATGAATACTTTCTCCTGTCTCTGGATCTCTTGCAGTTCTCTCTTTTGGAAGAATCCCATCCTCCGGATATGCCATGGTTGTTGATCTGCAGTTTGGATGCATCGGAGGGAAATTCACACCTACCTCTGCTTTGGAAACGAAGAATACCTCTTTATCCAGCTTTCTGCATATAGATGATGTTCTCATATCAAGTGTAGCAAGATAAATATACCTGAGCGTTCCTGCTGCCTTGTATGACATCAATGTTCCCTGATTGCAACAGTGATTCACCTCTGTACGGATCACACGATTAATGTTGTATCTTCCACTGTCAACCTTTGCTTCCAGCGCCAGCTCCATATCTCTGATGCTCTGCCCTGTCATAAGCCCCTGTGTTATGACTTCTTCAAGGCTTTCAGCTAGTTTCTTTGTGTTCTTCCATATCCGATCTGAATAGTTAGATCCTGCCCAGTTTGTTGCTATGGCCGCCTGTACATCCCTGTCCGCAAGCTTTGTAAAATCAAAGCCTGTCTCGGTTCTTCTCTGCTGATCATATATATTTCTGTAATAACTCTGCTCATATGTATCTATAAGCCGGTCTGTGAGCCTGTAATGAGCCGCAGAGCAAACTTTATAGGCTTGCGCATGTACCAAGTCCTTTAATGCTTCAAGCCTTGATATCCGAGCCGCATAAGCCGGAGCATTGAGCCTTGCAAGTATAGCTTGTCTTGCAACTTCTTCCTGGCACTGTGCAAGTGTTGTCATAAGATTGCGGCGCAATGTATCCGTCTGCTTCTCATTGAGCAATTTAAGCGCAGAATCCTGTGTCAAGCCGGAATCACGAGCATACTTATCAAATATCTCATCTATCTGCTTCTCTATGATCTCTATAGCCCCATCAAACAGCTTATTTACATGCATGATATCCACGTCTGCACGTTCCTGTGTCAGGCTCTCAATATCGATAGCCCTTTTCTCCCAGTAGTTGTCGCCCATAGATCACCTACTCTTTCTCAGGATCCTTTTCCTCATCATCCTTGATAGGTGTCTCCATGTCTTTTGCCTGCCGGTTGCCAAAGGTTGCAAGATACTGCCGCTGTTCTTCGGCTTTCTGTCTCTTAACAGCTTCCATGACCTCGTCAACATCCTTGATGAACCAAAGCTGTGACAGAAGTGTCTTGTCATCCACGATACCACGGAGCTGAGTTACCATTGTAACAATAGACTGCTTATCTATTGGCATAGCCACGGTAAATACCACGTCAAGCTCTTTCTTGTCTATGAGTGGCATCTCACCCTTAACATTGAGCCAGTGATTGTACATCTCAAACCGTTTCTTAAGCCCCTTTTCAAGGCTTCTCATCTTATTCTTAACGAGCATATTCATAACCATAAGCTTAAGCATAAGAGCCTGCCCAGAACTGTTTCCGGCAAAGTTCTCATCTGTCATATCAACGGTAAGGGTCATCTTGTGGATCTCCCGGATAATGTCATTACAAAGCACTGCAACGCTGTTCTCATCAAATGCTTTCTGTATATATTCAATCTTTCCATCCAAAGGCAAACCATCCAGAAAGCGTTCCTTTTTAAGGTTCTTGGTATCCTCATCATCCAATGTCATACCATACATAGCCAAAATACTGTTGACAAACTTCTTCTTGTCCGTCACACGATCACTAAAGAGCTCATTGAGAGCATCCTGCATCGGAATGATCTGTTCAAAGTCGCCCTGCCGCTCGTCATTGTTCTGATATTCCACAACAGGGACCTCACCAAAGAAATGTTCCTGCTCACTGTCCTCAACAAGATAAAATTCAAAGTTATCAAGATCCTGGCTCTTGTACTCTTTTGTATTGTGATCATTACATACAGTGACCGAATAATACTTTGATTCGTCAAGATCTTCCTGTATCTCGTAAATAATAGCAAACAGTTTATTATGCTCTACGGTGTTGTCTCTGACCATAATACAATTCATAGGGCTCACTACTGTGCTTCGTGGCTCCGGGCTGGCATCACTATTCGCATAGAGCTGTTCATAGGCTTCTCCATAGACGCCTATAGACTTACCTATCTTGGAATCTACCTCTGATATAGTTTCATTATCGTATACATCCTGAATCCGGCTTATATCAATCTTCTGCGCCAGATCCGGATCATATAACTTTACACTACCATTCCTGATAGAAGCCTTTACGCCTCCATCAAGTTCCTTTCGCTTCTGATCGGCTTTATCTGCCTTATCACTGTTGTACTTGACCGGTTCACCAAGATAGTAACCAAGTCCAACATCAACCACATATTTGGCATAGTTTACGTTGAATTTCACCGTATCCTCATCGTCGCTTTCATTCGGAGCAAATATCGCATGTCTGCCTTCGTAGTAGTCCTTGCACTTAGCCCATCTGGCAAGCTGTCTTTTATGCTTCTGTATAAGGTATTTGAATACTCTTGATGATATGTTGTCTAAGTCCGGTACCATTGCCGGATCTATGTATATTGCCATTGCGTTTCCTTTCTGCCGCCAGATAGCCTTTACAAGCCTCTCGGCTTCTTTCTAGGCTTCACACGGCTGCTTCTTCTTATATCTTCTATTGAGTATCTGAGTGCTGCCATTGCATCATCGAAAAATGGTACCGGCTCATCTGTATACTCATTTGTCTTCTGGTCAAGCTGCCACTTCCACTGCCGGATCTCATCATAGGTATTTGTGCAGCTATGATGTATATGTATCTTTGGTATCTGTTTTAGATAATCTATCTGAGCATGCACGCTTCCCGGCTCTTTCAGAACTCCTCTGGCTCTCTTATATCCGGCTTTCTGCCACATCTTGATTCTGTCCGGCTCTGCTGAATCACAGTACATATTGAGTTTTTTATCAAACTGCTTTTCGGCTGCCATCTGTATAATCTCATTTGTGTCCTTCTCGTATACATAAAGCTCTTTGCATATATACAATTCGCCATCCTTGAATGCAACTTCAAGTAAAGCATTCGCATGATTGAATCCGAAATCCTGTGCATTCACTACATAATCGAAGTTGCTGTGATCTGTATCAAAGTCCTCAACAACATAGTTTGTAAGGATAAGTCCGCCGACTTCTCCCCATTCTCCAAGTCCATACACTCTGTATCCTTCCGGATCTACTTTCTTACGTCTTTCCATTCTGGCTCTGTATGCCGCATCAATAAACCTGTTATTGACATAATTGCTGGAATGTGTCAGTACATTCTCATCCTCGATATCAAAGAAATTCTTCTTTATCCAGTGGGTTGCTGATACAGGGTTGAATGTCATCTTGATCTGGTAAAACTGCCCCGGTGGCAGCTTACCTCTGAGACGGTCATCTATAATCTCAAAATCACTCTGCATAAGCTCTGTGGCTTCCTCTATCCATACATCCGTGAGCTTTCCACGCTTGAATGTAATAGATTTCAGCTTTTCTCGCTGTTTATCATCATTCACACCTCTGAATATGATCTGATTGCCGTTTGCCTTGCATTCGATCATGAGTGGGTTCTGTTTGATAACAAAATACTTCTCATACTTATCACCGAACATACGAAAAATAGCACCCTGCAATTCTGCAAAAGTGCTATCCCTGTTTGTTATATCCGATTTTCTTACACATAATAAATTCCTGCCCGGGTCCTGAAGCAGTCTCAATATATAGTTAGTAGCTGTATCAACGCTTTTCCCAGATCCGGCTGATCCTTTCATAACTATATATCTCCGTTTACTCCTGTTCACCTCCCGAAATGCAGGATTAAGTTCAACTTTTATGTTCATTCATTTATCACAACCTTCTATTCAAGCATGCTATCATCAAGTTCGATTGCCCACTTACAATTAGTTCCACCATCACTTGCCATATATTTTTTATTATCTAAAACAAACACATAGTGATCATCTGAATTTTTATTTATATCGCATCTGTACAAACCGTCGATGATTGCATTTTTATCCTTTAATGCGATTGCTGACATTAAAACGAGATTATCAGCAAATCCATACACATTACTTAAATTGTAAGATGCTGATGTGTTGTCAGACAATGAGAGCATATAGCTTCCGGCTGAAATATATCCATATACAGCAATTTTTTCATCAGTTCCAGCAACAGTTGCTTCTGCTATACAATACGATAAATCAACATTTCCATCACTTGCAAATTTAAAAAGTGATGCTCCATTCTTCCCTGTTGCATAATTTAAAACTAATCTTTTGATAGAGCTCGAATTAGTAATCTGTACTCTGCACATTAAATTACTACCCATAGAAGTGCCTGTCGTTGCCTGATCATTGATATATCTACGAACTTCAAAATAGCCACTGGCAATCTGACATAACCAGCCATTTTCTGTGTTTTCTCCTTTATATAACAACCACTTACTACCACTCGTGATTATCAATAAATTACAGCCTACCGCTGTAGCAATCTCTTGCATCTTATCGTCTGTGATATCTGCCTCATATTCTTCCGAGCTGCTGCCCAGTGTAACCTTCGTTTTATACAGTTTTATAGTCTTATACCCTAATATACTCATTATGCCTCCTGTTTTTCATACAAGCCATATATGGCTGTCAGTGAACCGTCTGCCTGTATCGTTGTATCGACATATCCGCTCACTCCATATCCGGCTGTTGGAATCTGCTGAATATTCTCTATCATCGTACTGAATGTTGCTGTGCTTGCTGTATTAACACCTTTCGCAGTGATAGCATCAGCAAGCTGTTCCTTGCTATCACTCACAGATTTTTTTACTTCAATCATCTCTTTCTCGATGTCACTCTTAAACAGATCATATTCTTTTCTTAATTCTGTATCATCGTATGGGTCGCCAGGATCTCCCTTGTCGCCCTTTTCCCCTTTCTCGCCCGGATCTCCTTTATCTCCCTTTTCTCCATCCACTCCGTCATGACCATCTGTGCCATCGTTTCCGTCTTTTCCGTTAAAATCTCCACGTTCGGCACGTTCTTCCATCAGAGCAACAGCAACATTGACCTTATTAACAAGATCTTCAAATGTTTCCTGTCTGGTCGGAGTATAAACATAATCAGGTGGTACCGGTCTTTCAGTGACATTAAATCTGTATGCCGATCTTGTTCCATTCTTAAAGCATTCATATACAGTATGTAAGCCGCTCTCCTGAAGTAGCTCGTCTGGTATCATGCATTTACCATCTGATACCTCAACCCTGTATACTTCTTCCTCGATCGTATAATCTATATAGTTACCTTCAACCTGAATAAAATACTGATCCGTATCCCACTGGTACAGCTTTTTACTTGTCTTCATTGTCAACCTCCATGCTTACTGCTTCATTGTCGCCATAGGAAACATTGATATTTAACGTCATATCTTCGCCATCAGTATTCAGATTAATAATATCTTCCGGTCTCTGACCTACTGTGTCTCGGATGAACTCTGCGCTGGCTATAGAACCTTTGAGGGCTTTCTGCACCTGTCCGATCAATATAGCATCCTGAACTGTTATATTTCTGCCCTTAATATCAGCTATGTTCTTTATATTATCTATATTAGTAACTGCGCCTTTCTTCAGGCTCATGGACAGGATCGTTTCAAGTGATTCTTTCATCTGCTTCTTTGCGGCTCTGGTCTTTCCTGAGTTGATTCCGCCTTTCTTTCCTGCTTCCTGCCGTTCTTCTTTTGTCATGTCTTTTATGCTCTTTCCCATCCATTTCACCTACCTTTCATATGATCAATTTATTTACACCTTATTCTTTGCCGGCTTATATGAATATTCATATCCATACTTCTTTGCATTTCTGCTAAGCCATTTACTGAGATCTGCATCATAGTTATCACTGCTTACCTTAACACTATGAATAGCTTTGCTAAACTCCGCAGCTTTAAAATGTGATTTCTTTTTAATTGTATATGTTCCTGCTCTTCTTTTACTGTATAGCTTGGGATTTATACCTTTAGGTGGCAATTCGTTTCTGCTGCTCGCTGTTACTGCTTTTTGTCCACTACCTGCCCATGTTTCAAGATCTGTTCCGCTAAAATTACCCCATCCATGTGCAGGATGGTTATGTATAAAATGTTTACCCTCGCTTTCAGATGCGTCATAGCTCACACTACCTCTGGAACCCTTGTAATAATGTGTCACATATCCATTATCATCCACTTGTACTCCCCATTCCCTAGCACTTTGTGTATGTTTTTCGTTAAAATTCTTGATAACCCTGTCTATACTTCCTGTATTTTTTGCCCCATTCATCCAGGAAGGAAACATCTTATCAGATGGTTTACCTTTTCCACCTGAAAATGATAGTCCTCTATCTCCTTGTTTTGCCCTATCTGAAAATGCGCTTGCTCCTCTGCCGCCCAACTGTTTTACCTCCACGAAAAAAGGACACTTCTTCTTGAAGTGTCCTAATATACTTTATCTGTATAATATCTATTCTTCCTCTATTGGGAACCACAAACTACTGTCGTCATTCACACACATACATAAAGGATTGTGAAATGCATCCTCCTCAGATTCCCAAAAATCTTTAAGTTTCTTATCCCCAAGCATCCCATTCTCATAGAGATCATCTATATTCTTAAATGATATCTCCTCATCCGTATCGTAATTAACGATTGATGCCGGACTATAATATATGGAGTAATCTCCAATTCTAAAAGCCTGAGCTTTCTTCATATGATGTAAAAATGTTTCTTTTAACATATATCCCACCTATCCTCTCTTAAATGCTTTATTGTCATAATACTTCACCTGAATACTATCAAGGAATTTATAACCTATATCGCCGCCATATACAAGCACTCTCTTTGGCTTGATGCGCTTGAGTGCTTCTGTCATTCCATTATACCACATCTGCTTATTTTCGTCATCCAGCTTCACTCCAATAGTTGATACTGAAACCGTTCCACCCTGCTGTATACCGTCAAAACAAAATGTATATGTTTCTTTCTCAGCCCATGAAAGCGTTGGTATTACTGTTATCCCACAATCCTGCATCATCTGACCGATGAGGCGGCTTCTGTATACGTTCCATATCTTCATAGGCATTGGCATATCCATATACAGACTAAAATCCGGAGTGAATACACAGTCAAACTCTCTCAGCTTGTCCATATACTGCTGTGGGCTGTTCCAGATCCGTTCAAACTGGTAATCATCAATGTAAAAATGTACTCCACATTTACGCTTCTTTGTGGATAGTACATAATTGAATGATATCAATTCTTCCGGATCTGCATCCTGTGCCTCAATGACCGGCATCTGGTAAAATCCCTCTGCCCTTGCTCCATCAAAATCATCAAGGTTGTATGCCTCATATGTCCGTTCCCTTTCATCTCCGTAATATCCGGCATCGTCATCCTCGTCATCGAGAAGATCAGGAACATCAAAGCCAAAGTCTGACATATCAAAATCTGCTATATCTGTAAGCTCTTGTGTAAGCAGATCCAGATCAAAACCACTGTTCATAGTCAGTTTATTGTGTGCCAGAATATATGCTTTCTTCTGCTGCTCTGTAAGGTCAGTAAGTCTGACACATGGCAGTTTGGTATATCCAAGCTCTTTAGCAGCTATAAGTCGTCCATGCCCCTCTATCAGAACATTGTTCTCATCAACTGCAAGCGGATCATTGAATCCAAAATCTCTGATAGACTGCTTGATCTGCTCAATCTGTTCCTGCGGATGCTTCTTTGCATTCTTGGCATATGGTATTAAATTTTCGACTGATACATTCTCAATCTCCATCTCTATCACCTTCTCAGCTTCAGTATAGGTTTGAAGCTGTTACTTTCTTCACACTCTCCCAAATCATATATCAAACAAAATAGCCCAGTGGCAAGAGATTATCATTCACATTAAAGGGGTGGGAGAGGGTTTGTATAACCACTGGGCATAAGAAAAGGGACACAACCTATGGCAACGGCTATGTCCCTTATGAATCAATACTATATAATTTTACCACTACAGTATATCACAGTTGCTAGGTGCTATTCGGTGCTAAATGGTGCTATTTGGTGTCAACTTTTCAAAATCTTTATCCGAAATGCCTCAAGAGCAACTCCATGAATATGTTTTGTCCTGTCATATGAATACTTTATTTCAGATGCTATATCCTTTAATGACTTGTACTCTATATACTTCTTAAACAGAATCTTCATGTAGATAGGATTGTTCAAACTGTGGATCTGATTGATCACTCTATGCTTGAGTTCCGCAAATCTGGCATTATCCTCCTGCAGCTCTCTCTCAAAATCAACATACTTCGCTACTTTCACACTCAATGATTCAGATGCACTTGTCTGTACCTTTTCCTTTGAATAGTCAAATGCTCCCAATCCTATGGCATTATCTTTAAGGCTATCTAATTCTATCTTCTTCTGCAGTATTTTCGTATCAAGCGTTTCTACCTGCTTCAGGTACTCTTTCGCTATATTCACTACCTTATCACCTCACTTACTTATTTTCCCTGATGGAGAACTCTATTCCGGTTTCTTCCCTCAGTGCATCTATGAAATCATCCCAGATCACATCTCCATCACATATACACTCTGTCTTCAAATTGAATCGGTCAAAGAACTGTTTGATCCTTTTCTGCCCAAATCCAAACTCATCTCTCAACACCATGCAAGACATAATCAGCACAGTATCGATCGTATTCATCTTGATCTTCTCAACTGATTCTTTCAGTTGTGCTTGATTGATCTCTAACGGAATGAACATAGCTCTCCTTACTGCAAGCTCTTTCTTAGCCTCTTCCATGCCCTTATCCTCGATTAGCTTCATGATCCATATTGCACCAGCCATTCTTGCCTCATGTAATTTTCTATCTGACTTAGCCATGATATATAACACTCCCTTATTTAGATACTAAACTCCATATGCAAATATTTTCCCGAATACTCGGTTTCCCAGAAGTAATCTCCCATATACCAATCTTCACCCATACAGGTCTGATCACACCATTCCTTGCACTCTTCTGTTCCCTGCTTGTTTCCAGTGTGATAGTCAACTATATCAGCACCATCAACGTCCATGCCGTCAAGATCAAGATGTTCTTTCATCCATTCTTTTATCTCTTCATTAAGTCTATTTCTGAGTTCAATTTTATCCACTATATCTTTTTGAATTTTCTTCATTTACCTTACCTCACTTCTGATCTGATCCGTGATGCGCTCCCACTCACGGATGAATCTGAACGCCCATAACGCCGGATATTTCGACCTGCCAAGTTTATCTGATATTTGGCTTGCACGGCTCCAATCCGGATCACTTGCTATTTCTGTTGCAACTCTTGGCATATCTTACACCTCCCTTTCTAATAAATCCGGATTGTCAAAAATATTGCCGATAACCTCTACTGTGTTTACCGAATCATCCTCATCATTAAAATTCCAATAGATTTCCCACAATGATATATAATTATCGTTTTCGCAAGCATATAAAATGTTTTCACATCCTGTAATACGCATGATATTGGCTTGTATTTCTTCCCAATCAATATTTTTTCGATATCCAATGCCAAAGCCGCCACATGTAAATTTGATAACTCCTCTATGTCCTAAGAGTTCCACAATATCATTCTCCCAAATCAGCTTGCCATACTTGTCTTTCAAGCCTGTGCATTGACAGATTGTGTCTGGTTGAATTTCAAAAGCGAGAGGTCTACCAGCTCTGTTACCGATATACCACTTACCATTACTACTTGCCAAAAGCCCTCGAACCCAATCTCCTCTATAAGTTTTTGCCTTGATTAAATACCTATCTTTCATCATCGTCACTCTCCTTTTCCTCAATAACTAAGTTCGAAAACTCTGATTCAATCAATTCTTCTGGACTTGAATAGTTATTTTCTCCATCAGGTTGTGCATAATAAACCGTATCCTCATCACATTCACCATCCTGCTTTAATTCCCAATACAGATCATATAAATCTCCACCATAATCCTCATCATAAAGAGATGTGTCTTCTTCACTATAATGCTTGCCCTTATATTCATATATTTTCATCCACCTCAACCTCTCTTTCTGCCATAAGCCAGTTCAATGTACATTCCTGGCAAAACTTATCATGCTTGTGGCATTCTACTTCATCAAACCCTATCTCATTCGGGCACATTACAATCTGCGCAAGATCAACATCACTAAGCGACCGGATGTAATCTCCGTTGGTCATTGGCTCATAGTTATCCGTCGCATTCTTAGTACAGTGTGCGCATGGTTCATCTGTATTATATTTGCTCTGGTATTTGCATGTCTCACAGCTCTTATCCTGTACTGGTACTATTTCCATCGAATCTCTCCTCTCCTGATCATCTCAACAATATCTATTCTGGTGAAGCTCTCCCGGTAGCCGTATTCGCTCTTCATCACTATGTGATGATCGTAAACCTCCACAACGGTCCATTTCTTCCATGTCATGATAAAATTCCGCCCACTGGTGGTTTCTTTTGTATGGATCCGCACGACCTGCCCTGGTCGGCAGATCATGTTATATGTAATTTCTATCTCAAAATTTGTCATGTTGTTTCTCCTTTATCTATTCTATACAAAACACAGTTGCCCATTGTCATCCTCTCCTATCCGTATATTTGGCATCCTCTTTCTTACACAAAGCTCTGGAAGATTCGACCTCACCATCGCCGCCGGTATAGGTGGGCAGACTGCATTTCCACATCTCTTAACCTGTTCACTTCTTGAATATGTCTTACCTGTGCTGTCATGATCTATGATGTAATCATCCGGAAACCCTTGGCACCCATATAACTCCTTTGGCTCAAGCATTCTGAGACCAATGTCCACTATCTGATACTCAACACCTTGGATTGTTACAAGGCCGAACCGGTCTCTTGATGTCACTGTATCAAGCGGCTGTTCTATATCTTGGCCTGTACCCTCTCCGTAGTATTTGATCAGAAATGCCCGAACTTCTCCAAAATGCCCCGCAGACGTTGTCACTGTATGTAACGGCTCTCTTTCATCCTGCCCTATCCCTGTCTTGTAAAACTTGCTGAGGAACGAAGTCACAAGGCCATATCTGTTTGAGCTGTCTACTGTCATGATCGGATTCTCTATACCTTGACCTCTTACCTCATCTGAATTGGTCTCCGAATGATATTGAATAAGTGTAGGACTTATTAGACAGTGCTCATTCTTGCTGACAATAGTTGTAAGAGGTTCTCTCACATCTTTGCTACGATCTGCAGAGAATCCAGTCTGACCTATCTGAACAATATATGGTTCTACAACTCCATATCCATGCTTGCCTGTGATTGTCGGCATCGGATCTCTTATATCCTGCGGCTTTCTTTCGCCGCCATGATTGCATTGAATGATGAATGGCTCTGGATTGTCCAGAACGAACTTCTTCAGCCCTCTTGCAATCCTCTGCATAGTCTTTGGCGCAAGTGGTCTCACCGCCCGGATACCATACTTCTCCCTGATCTCCTCTGATGTATCAAAGATACTTGGGCATGGTAGGCTAAAATCAAGCTGTGTATATGCTCCAACATAAGGTTTGAGCAGTCCCATCTTGACCTCTTCGCTGTCTGTCGGTGCATGTGTAGGCTTTGGCCACATGATAGGTACTCCATCACATCTTGCGATCATAAAGAACCTTTTTCTCTTGGTCGGTGCTCCGTAGTCTGCCGCCACAAGTTCTCTGAACTGTACTTCATATCCCAGATCATTAAGTTGCTTTACAAACTGTCTGAATGTGTCACCTTGCTTTGCCCTTATTGGATGATGTCCTCTGTTGAGTGGTCCCCATGTCTTGAACTCTTCGACATTCTCAAGCATAATCACTCTCGGTCTCACAAGTGCCGCCCATCTGCATGCTACCCATGCCAGCCCTCTGATGTTCTTATCCTTTGGCTTGCCACCCTTGGCCTTGCTGAAATGCTTACAGTCAGGAGAAAACCATGCAAGAGCTACCGGGTGTCCCTCACAGGCTGCCACAGGATCAACCGCCCACACGTTCTCACAATAGTGCTTTGTATTCGGATGGTTGACTTTATGCATTCTTATGGCTTCCGGATCATGGTTGATTGCTATATCAACGCTGTATCCTGTAGCCATCTCAATTCCTGTTGATGCTCCGCCACCACCGGCGAAGTTATCAACGATAAGTTCTCCGTTTATCATTGCTGCACCTCTAAGAAGTCAAACAGCGTCGGTGAATCAACCTCATTCTCCTCTGCCTGTAAATATCCAACACCATCTCTGAAGTAATCCGGATTGAGCTCACATCCCTTGCCAAATCTGTGCATCTTGACCGCCATCATCGGTACAGTCATAAGACCGCCGAACGGATCATATACCACATCACCCGGATTGCTGTACCTGTTGATAATCCTCTCAACGATATCAAGCTGTAAAGGACATACATGCATGGTTGCCCTTCTCTGGCTCTGTGTCGTATTAAGAGTTCTCATTCTGTTAATATCATCCCATACCTCAAGCTGGTTCCATGATCCCGGAGCTACTACCATGAATGTAGCTGGTAATCTTCCATCCATATCAAGCTCCTTTGCAAGTGCCACATGATCCTCATAGTTATATACATGCTCTCTGCTGTACTGTCTGTATACTCTCTGTAAGTTGTCCACAGATACGCCCTCAAGTTCTTCTTTACTCACAAGCCTGTCTCCTGAGCTTCTCCAGTATCCGTGAGCATCTATCTGCCACTGTGCCCTTGTGTATTCATCCTTGGACTTAGTAACCGGATCATCAGCGTATGCCTTGCTGTGATCCGTTGGCAGTTTGCGGAACAGTAAAATATATTCAGGGCATCCAACTCCCATCTTGGTACCATCCTTACACTGTTCCGTCCATCCAAGGCGGTAGGTCTGGTTGTTCTCTCTGACAACATCCGTCACAACTGTGATCATGCCAAAATACTGAAATCCATGGCTCATATAATGTTCTATGCAGTCAGCATGAAATGGTTCAATAGTTGGCATTCCTGTTCCGGTAGCATTTCCGAACAGCACTCTGTCCTTGACATGAATAGCTGCAACTCTTCCCGGCTTCAATACCCTTAAAAGCTCCGGTGTCAAGAAATCCATCTGCTCAAAGAACCTCTCTGTATTCTGATTGTGTCCAAAATCGTTATAATTTGCTGAATATTCATAATGATTACCGAATGGTATTGACGTATGGATTAAATCAATGCTGTTGCTTTCCATCGCTCTTGTTTCTTCCACACAGTCACCATATACGGCTTCATAATGATTTCCTCTTACTGTTCTTTCTTCTCTTGTACCTTCCACACCCATCTTCCTTTCTAACCGCTCTGTTTTATTCGCTGAATCAAGTCCATACTTTTTCACGATCTCGATCATCTTCTGCACCATATGATCATGATTCTTCCATTTCTCAATTAAAGCATTTTTAATCTCTCGCTCATTCTCCATATAGATTATGTCTATAACCACAGTTTCTTTTTGCAAGAATCTATAGCATCTGTGAATAGCCTGTATGAAGTCATTGAACTCATAATCAATACCAACAAATATCTCCCTGTGACAGAACCGCTGAAAGTTACATCCTGAACCACTGATTGACTTCTTTGTTGCAAATAGTCTCGTTTTACCTTCTGAGAAATCTATAACTCTCTGTTCTCTAAGGTCATAATCCATAGATCCGTATATATCCACTGTCTCCGGCAGAGCTTTCTTGATCGCATGTCTCTCTGCTTCCTGATCATGCCACAATATAAAATGATCATCCGGCGAACTGTCTACAATCTCACGCATCTTTTCTACTCTCTCATTGATACTCTCACGCTTCACCTTTGCAGCTTCTTTCAAACCTGCAGATGCCTGTGTAAACAACTCCATTTGCCCATCTTTATCAACTGTATCTCCATAGTGAACCGGTATCTCATGCCATCTAACATCCAGAGGTGGTAAGTCATAACCATTATCAGAATAATCTGGATTGAGATCCGATGGCTTTGTAATGAAAAGTGCCCAACTACTCACCCACAGCCAGAACTCATCTTCCATGTTTGGGTACAGTGTCAGGTTATTTGCCTTTGTTGAATCCCTCTGAAAGAATCTTGTAAGTGCCTGTCCTGTATCCATGACTTCAAGATATCCAGCATAATGAATAAGCTCTTTATATTTATTCGGTGATGGTGTAGCAGTTGCTACCAGCTTATAAGGTACGTTTTTGAACTTTTCAAGGAACGTCTGATATGTTTTAGATCCGAATGATCTAAGGACGGATGCTTCATCAAGTGAGGTTGCCTGGAAGTAATCCGGTCGGATGTCTCCGTCCCTCACCCTCTCATAGTTCGTCAGAACGATCTGACTTGTGCTTGCCTCAACCTCTTCCATGGTTCGGCAATACTCTGGTTTCTCATAGCCCAGGAGTTCCACGGCATCCCTTGTAAACTCCTGCTTAACTCCAAGTGGTAATACGA